GTTAAACGTGGAGCTAACGGGCATCTAACCTTAGTAGCTCTTAGCTTTGACTTTAGCCAGCTTATTTTTCTTGTGGTCCAGCTAATGTCCAATTTTCAAGGGCGAAGGCGGGGCCGAAAGTGTTGCCAATATCATCTTCGGCTATCACGGTCTCGGATCAGATTATCAGTGTCCTCACTGATAGCAAGAACACGTTCCACCGCTGAAGGGATAGTAGGCCTTCCTGGAGGATTAGGGTACGTTTCCAACAAAGTTCGGAGCGTCAGCCGCACCTGCACATCTAGGATCCGCTCGGATCTCATAGCGTCGATGGTATGTTCCATTTCGGCCTGCTGGGCTTCTAGCTTCTCGATCTTTCGCCAGAGGTCCTCGCGGAGGCGGGTGCCGGCTTCGAGAGTGAGCTGAAGTTCGCTCTGCGCCAACTGGGCTTTTGCGGTTTCTGCTTCCCGCTCAGCCACAGCGCGTGCCGCCGCCGACTCCAGCGCTTTCGTTCGCCAGAGGGTTCTCTGCACGATCACTGTGGTGGTCAGTGTGGTCACTAGGGTGAGGAGCGCGATACCAATGCTCTCAGTGATCCCCAAGCCCGATAGCGATAATCCAGCTGGGTCCATGTGGCCTCCAGTCCTAGGATAGGGCCACCGCGGAATCGACCACTGCCGCCACCAAGGTGGAATCCAGACTACGGATCAGCGCCTCCACTGCGGTAAACAGCACGATTAGGTGGTCGGCCATTCCTTCACCTCCCGATGGTGAGCCGGAGCGCGGGTATCAATAGCAGCCGGTGGTGTGGTATTAGCCGGTGTTGGCGTAGCCTCAACAGCAGTCGCAGGCGTACTCGGCGGAACAATAGCCACCATGCCCGGCGCGCCGATGCGCCATGTAGAGATGGATGTAAGTAGGGAAGCGATAGTGGCTGCTATTGCCAGCCCTAGGCATTCTTTCCAAACGTCAATGGGGGAAAAGATACTGATGGGCAGTGCTGGGATAGCGACTTGGGCGAAAGTCCTGGCAGCGCGGCTACCAGCATCAATCCAAAAGGCTTTATTCCACATTTACTTGTTTCCTTCCTTGAGTAGGGTTTCGATCCGGTCGAGTCGCTCCGGGAGTGTGGCTACCGTGCGGGCGATTTCCGGGATGAGTTTGATTTTGTCGGCCACGAAGTCGACAAAGGTTTTGCCTTCGGTGGCTTTCCAGCCGGTGAAAAGTGGTTTGTTGTCCTGCCATTCGGGACCAACTAGTTGGTCTAGGATCCAGCGCACCATGCGTGGTTCTCCTTCTTCTTGTTGTGGTTGGTTCGGTGAGTCGAGCAGTTCGGCGGCGTAGGCCAGCACGACGTCAAACGGGAAGCCGGGGCCAGGGTCGGTGTGGTCAACTTCCCGCCAGGCCTCGGAAATTTCCGCATGGCCATGAACACCACGGACACCTGCGCGGAGTTGATCGGCGTCGATGAACTCCAGGGGGATGTCGTAGAGCTGTGACCAGCTGGCGATTTGTTCGGCGGTCCGCCGCAGCTTTTGGTCGTCGTCAAGCCAGTCTTCGCGGCTCATGCTGGCGTAGCCGGTCAAACTGATGTGCAGGCAGCGGGCGTTGCCGGTGGGGCCTGCTGCGTACGGCATGAAATCATCCGTGTTGCACAAAATGAGGTTGCCGTCTGCTCCGGCGAGCACGTTATAGCTGGAGCCGTTGGCGGGGTTTGTTTGCCACTGGGCGACGGCAATGCCGTCTCGCCCTGGCGGGCACTCCACCGTGTGGACACAGATCGACTGAATAGCATCGAGGGAGCGGTAGCCGACACCGGGCATGTCCGCAGTGAAATCGGCATCGTAGCGGATTTTTGTTTCCATGGTTCCTCCTTCTTCTTGGGTTAGGGTTTCAGGTGCAGGAATGGGGGCGCGTGATGCGGTGCCATTTGGGTGTTGGCCCCAGTAGTCAGCAAGCACAAAATTGATATCACAGTCGATACCGCCCACGTTCTCGCTGCCGGGGCGCTGATAGAGCACCGCTTCCGTAGATAGGACGCCTCCGCTCCAGGCCGCAGTCTGCCACGCCAGGAACTTTCCGCCGCCCAAGTCAGCGATGAGCGCATCTGCGGCAGCCCAAGCGATCACCCTGGAATGCCCATAAATACCGACCCGGGCGCGCCCTAAGACTTCACAACAGGCGCGGAAATACTCGGAAGCGGTACCGTTCCACTCATCAAGGCTGATAGGGAAATCCACCGCGAAGAACACGGGGTGATCGTTACACCCGAGCTCGTCGAGTTTCCGCTGGGCCGCCTGGGCATCAGCCAAGCCACCAGAGTAGCCACGCATCACGTCAGAGTCGGATTCCTTGCCAAACTGCCATACGAAAGCGACCTCCAGGCCATGAGCTTGGAGGTCATCTAGTTCAGCCTTCTGGATGGGCTTTCCCCGCATCCAGCTAGCCCTGGGTGGGCTGATGTAGCGGATCACGCCATCATGGCCAGCGGCGCGAATCGCCACAGCTGGCGGCACGCCAGCACTGTAATCAAGGACTGTTAACAATGTTTCTCCTTATTGGAAAGTCATAGGCAGCATGGGGTGAGCACCGTGCAAGCCCAGTGTGCGACGGATGAAATCAATCCCCCGGGGGCGGACACGAGTCGTGTGCGTTACCACCTGGGTGCCGTTCGAACGGGTATAGCCGCCGGCCTTCACCTCGAAATAGTTTGCATAGCGTTGGTATGGGGTGTTCCGCATGTCACCTTTAGTAATCAAGATGCCCCGGTTCCGCAGCTCACGGAAAAGTGTGTTCTGGCCGATCCCTAGCATTTTCGCCACCGTGCCCATGCTGTAGGAGCCGGTGGAATCAATAAAACAGTCGTAGGCATCCGCCTTCGGCTGGAGCTGCTTATTAGCAGCCTCTAGGGCCAGGCGTTCCTCTTCAGCGTTGAGCGCAATTAAAAGAATCTCAGATCGGGTCAACTGCGATGGATCAAACGCCGGCGCCACCATGCGTGCGCGCTTTTCCACCTCGATGAAATAGCGGCGGGCTTGCCTACCCCTAGCGGAGCGCTGGATCATGGCAATCTCCTTTGCCATGTCCAAAGACACAACATGATTCAACCGCGGCCGAGACGGCATTCCCGCAGGTGACGCCGAACGGTCATTTTTGACCACATAGTCCACACCCTCCTCAAAACCATAAGCAACCATCCGCGGAAACCAGTGGCGATACGACGCCCCGGCTTCCAAAAACTCGTGAAGGTCACGCCCTAACACCGCCTGAACGCCCTCCCCCATGTTCGTAATAGGGATGAGCTGGCCGCCGCTTGGTGTATGATTATTATCTGGTTTCGACATGAAGAGTCTCCTTTCGAAATTATTTTTGTATTAGGAAACCCGCGGCCTCACATTTTTAGGAGGGCCGCGGGTTTCCGCATTTGTTAGTGCCAGGGTTGTTTGTTAGTTAATGGCGAAATCTCGGATGTACATGCCCATGCCGAATCCGGTCTTTGCTGCCGGGTCCGAGAAATTCACGCTCACCACACCTTCCCTTGTGATGGTGCACCAGCCGGGGGCGCTGCGTTTCTCTGGGCTGGTGAGGAAGAAATCCACATCCCGATTCGGGGGCCGGAACTTCGGCGGAAGGGTCCCTTTCACACCAGCAGAAGCACCGCTGACAGCGACCCACACCATCGCGCCAATCCGGGTGAAAATGATTTCACCGTCATTCCACCGGATCAGATCATCTTCCGGCACGTCAAGACGACGATTCACCTCCTTGATTTTGGTATCAACATAGCCCTTATTAGCAATATGAGTAGCGGTGACGGGATCACCAATATCCGCATGACCAGTATCACTACGAATCATGAGGGAGGCCTGGCCCGGAGTCAGTAATGCTGAGGCCACCGGCGGAAGACCCTGAATATCACGGATCTGGTGCGTATGCTCCTTATCAGCCTTCTCCAGCCGGAGCTTGTTATCGGCTTTGTCCACGTAGTCCTTGTTGGTTGCATGAGCCGGCTCAGTGATCGAGGGTGTGGTGATAGCGATCCGACCATCCGCCTTGGTCTTCACAAACGCAGCCCGTTGCACATCATGATGAATACTGAAATCCACATCCCCCGCAGTAATAACCTTAGGCTCAGCAGCAGTGCCAGTCAGATCTCCAGCAAGTTGGATTTTGCCCTGCACGGTAGCGGTAGCAGGAGGCGTCGGTTGCACCGCAGCAGTGGCGTTTTCCGCAGCAGTTTCCGCCTTCTTCGCCGCCACCTCAGCAGCGCGTTCTGCAGTGATGGCACCCTGCCAGGCAGCATAGGCGCGGTCAGCGTCCGCCGCTACCGCTGATTCCACTGACGGCCGGTACTGGAAACTGCGCTCCATACACGTACGCAGCGACACCGGACCCGTTCCCTCAGGGACCACAACCTCAAACGGGGCACTGCCACGCACGGATTGGGTACGGATCTGCACCAGCAGCGGGCCAGACTCTACCTGGACCTCGGCTTTGCCGTCGGTCAGATCAACATGCACGGGGGCTGTCATGATAACCGACCCCGTGAAATCGGCGGAGCCGCGGAGCGCTGGTGCCTGCAAGAGCACGTAGTCCTCGGGGTGGGGCTTACCGCCCACATCGCGCAGGTCAATGATGAGTGTTCGCATATTTTTCCTCCTTGTTGGTTTTATACTTCGTCTCGAACAGTCTGCTCACCGAGGTTTTCCACCTCATGCGAATGGCGGATAGCAGAAAAACTGGAGTATCTAGTCCCGCCATAGCACGTTCGCCAGTTCGCCATGTAGATCTGAACCTTTGCCTTATACCCAGGCCGGTCAACCACAACCGGTTCCGTTGCCAGCACCAGCGACTGCGCATATTGTTGCGGGGTCTCAAAAGTTGCCGCGACCTCGTGGTACAACTGACCCTCAGGCGTGTACACCAACAAGTTCACATCACAGTAACCCCAACCGGTATAGATAGTTTTCCCAATATGACACCTGGCGTTAAACGTCCACAGCCCCTTCGCATCAAGCACAATCATGCCGTTTTCCGTATCCAAATGCGCATTCTTCGCAGGACCCACTTGTCCCTTAAAGGGCAAAGTCCGCGCTGTATTTGCCTGCCAGGCACTATTCAAATTCACCGTCTGATACGCGCACACATAGCCCGGCGCGCCGTCGAGCAGGTCGATTCGGTCGTTGAGGGCGAGCTGGCCGGAGAGGCCGGTCTTGATTTCTTTCTGCATCGGTTTAATGAGACTCCCCACCGCGTCGAAGACCCGGTTCAGTAGGCTGCCGATGAATTCGAGGCCGGTCTTAACGACGAAGGCGGCGCCGGTGGCGAGAGCCCGGAAGATGTCGGCGATGCCGCTGAGTACGGTTTTGCCTAGGTCGGCCATGAGCTCGGGTAACCCTTTCTTTCCGAAGGGCATGGCTTCGAGGGCTTGTTTGCGGGCGCGGTCTTTGACGGTTTTCTCGGTGTAGGGGGTGATTGTTTTGACCTGGGCACCTACTAGCGTGTCCCCGGTGGTTTTTAGCGGGTAGTCGCCGCTTTCGATGAGGGCCTTTGGGTCAGTCATAGTTTACTTTCGCCTCCTGCCTTGTGGTGGGTTCTGGGGGTGTGAGGTCGTCGGTAAGCTGGTCGAGCAGGGCGCGTTTTTCCGCCATGGAAAGGTGAGAAATGTCTGGGGTGGTCACCTCGGGCGGGAGTGGCTGGTTGATGTCTACCCATTTGCCGCCGGCGGCGGTGATCCAATCATGGGGGCCGCGGGGCGGCACGTATTTTATTTCCTGGAGTTCTGGGTGGTGGCGGAAGCCGCACCGGTAGAGGTGTTCCGACCATTGCCTAAGCGTGCTGGTGGGGACCACGAGGGGGGCGGATGCGGCGGGGCCAGCCAGGCCGACAAGGGCCCAGAGGGCGTGTTCTTCGGGGGATTCCGGGTCGCAGGCGGTTTGGAGAGGGATGGGCATGTTAGATGACTCCTAGATCATGGATGCTGCTCATGGAGGATTTCACCCTGGTGAGGATTTGTTCCAGGGGTGAGTGCTGGGCCTGGGGGTCACCGCAGACGCACGCCCAGCCGCGGGTGTCGCGGTCTAGCTCGTAGGTGATTTCAGTGACCTGTTCGACAACTACTTGGTCGCCGGGGAGGCCTTTGATGGTGGCGCCGATCCGGTCGCCCAGGAAGAAATGGCCCTGGCCTCGGTCGCCGATGAACCATGGGGCGCCGTCGCCGAGGGTGAGTTTGTGGGAGGTTTTTTCGCGGGTGTCCCAAAACCCCTCCCGGAGTGCGGCCAGAGCAGACAGTGTGTAGCCGCGGTCTGCGCCGTCGGCGAAGTGCTCCCAGTATTTTGACCATCCTAGGGTGCGGCTGCGTTGGATTGATTTTAGCGACATCCAGGCCAAAATAGTGTCTTCGTAGAAGGGTTTGAGGAGAGTATCCGCAATGACACCAATGGTCGGTGTGGCGATAAACATACCCAAGTAATTACCAACCAGCGTCACTAGGGATGATAGGGCTTCGTTGACGCCGTAGGTGGAGTGGCCGCCGGTGAGGATTTGGACTGCGGTGGCGGGTTCCCAGGTGAAATCCGCGGCTTCTATGCCGGTTAGCGGAGCATCCCGGTATAGCACGTATGGGCACTGGGGGATGGTGCCGATCCAGTTCGGCGCGGAGTATTTCACCGGGATATTTGGGTTAGGGATCACTGTGTGCTCGGTGTCAACGTTATGGCCAACCAGTTGTTGGGTGGTGCGGAGGAAGCCTTCTCGGATGGTGCCCCACAGGGAAGTGCCTTCAGGATCAAACCACGAGGACTTGTCCACAATGTCGATAACCAGGCACCCGTGCCGGATTTTCGCACCCGGCCACGGGAGCGGATCCCCTTCTAGGTATCTGCGGCATTCCACCATCAGCTGGGCCTGCCGCAGTGGACTAGCCGCCATATCATGCCACGTTTTCATCCGCGACGAAATAATGGCCCATGGGGTGGTATCACCACCGATCCTCCCCGGCGCGACTTGGATTGCCCAGGTGCGGGGGTTGAATGTGTCGGTCCATTCGGTGAGGTCGAGTGGGTCGTCGGGCAGTGCCCACACGGAGCCCTCCAAGCGCCAAACATTGAGCATGAGGGCGGTCTTAAGGGCCCACCGGGTGGGGCCAAGCAGCATAAAAGTGCGAGGGAATTGGACCGCTGCCGGGGTGAGCGGATTCGGCCACACATAAATGTGTTTGAGTTCTTCGTAGTCGTGGAGGAAATTCAGCTCCAGGTATCTTTGGCCTGTGCGTTCTTTTACTAGGCGGGTGGATTTCAGGCGGCCACTCCAGCGTGCCCCGTCTTTGTCCATGGTGATGTGGATGTTTTTTGTGGGGCGACTGTGGTGGTCGAGGGCCCAGGTAGCAAGCCAATGATCTATCGGAATGGTGATAGTACCGGCCCCGGTGTCGTTGAGTTTCCATTGGAATTTGGCGTGGATGGCGTCTACCAGGCGGCCTTTGAGGTTCCAGTCGCCGTCCCAAAGCCGGATAAGAGGTGGGGTGCGGCGGGCTAGGATGCGGCCTTGTCTGAGGGTTTGGCCTTTCCGCCACACTGTTTCTAGCCGGTCTAGGGTGCCCTGGTCGAGGGTTTGGGTGCCTGGCATGAGGCGCGGAGTGGTGGTCATTAGAGCCTCCTTCCACCCCAGGGCCTGGTCCAATATTCGGCCATGCGGCACTGGATGGATGATTCCACGCCGCCGGTGAGGGTGGCTTTGACTGGTATCACGGTGGGTGGTGTGTGGGGTGGGAGTGGGTAGAGGAAATCCACACCAGCAAACCGGCCAGCAATGTTGGAGCCGTTGGCGGCTACGTAGCGCTCGTGGCGTGGGTAGGTGTCAATTGTGAGGTCTTCCCCGGGGCGGAGTTGTGGGGTGGTGATGGTGCGGCGCCCATCGCGGCCAGTGGGGTCCGCGAAATCATAATCGGGGATAGTCCACTGGCCGGGTGCGGTCATCGCCCACTGCAGCCACAAAGGCCGGTCGGTGGGGTTATGCACCGTCAGTGTGCCGCTGGTGCTGCCCGGGGTGGCCTTGAACACTGACACGTGCGTGTCCCCTTTCCAGAACGGAAAAGCCGCGCGTAGGTTCAGGATGAGTTTGGAGTGGTGGAGGAGCCGCGGGTCTTTCTTCGACTGGGTTTTACTCTCCTTGAGCTTGACGACCTCTAGGGTGCGGCACTCGCTGTTGGTGGTGACCATGATGGTGGCCGGGGTGTCCGGGGCGAAGCCCGAGTAAAAGCGGGATTCGATGGTTTCCCAGTCACCGTCATCACCGTAAATGTCGAATCCCAGTACCAGGTCGATGGGTTCGATGGTGTGCCCTAGGTAGGTGGAGCCTTCCTGGAATGCGGATTGCTGCCAGATGCCTGAAATGGGCGCTTCGTCGAACAGGCCCTGGGGGTCTTCGGCCAGCTCGACACCCTCCGCGCCCATGCCCGCACCGGAAACGGTCCACGTGCGACCGTGAATGTCCGTGATGTCGATGCGGGCGGGGGTTCCAATATCTAACACAACCAACCAACTCCTTCCAACCAGGTTTCTGGCTATGCGCCGTTCATGGCCATGACTTGCTGCCGGGCGTGCATCTCTGACCGGCGCAGGCCCTCCTCCACGTTGTTTGTTTCAATGTGATAGTGCACTTCCACTGGCGCAGGCGGATCCGCAGGTGGGTTCGGTGGGGTGCCCGTGGCGGCTTGGGTGATGGCCCTAGCGTGCTGCGGATCGGCGTTGAGCATTTCCAGGAGCGGCCTGGCATGCCGCGTTGCCGCCTCACGCACCACAAATTCACCATTGGACAGCCATGCGGGGATAAGGTCATCAGTGGGACCGCCGGGGCCTTCCACCAGTCCGCCACCCGCGTACCCGTGCCCCTGACCCCACATCGTGGTCAAATCGAAACCGTACCGGCTGCGGTAGTAGCGTAGGGCTGCCACCATATTCGAGAACGGATTCCGGCGGTCGTTGGGTAGCTCGGGGTCCCTATGGGCGGCATACGTTGCCGGAATGATCTGCAACAACCCCACACCCGCCGACTCCCCAGACCCATTCACATCCACGATCTGCTGGGCAATATTCGGGTCACCGCCGGACTCTGACTGGATCTGCTTTATCATGGCGTTGACCTGGGCCGGGTCGTCCGCGTTGAAGCCAACCCTGCGCATGGCGGCCATGGCCATGCCACGCCACTGCTCAGCGCCGCCGCCTGGCACATACACATGGTCAATATCGCCATCGTCGGCTTTTGGCGCTTTGATCGGTGAAAGGCCGCCCACCAAGTCCAGGCCGGTGACCTCTACCGTATCCACCTGCGGGTCGGCGTCAATCACACTCGCTGCTGCCTGGGACAGGCTGGTGATTTCTTTCTGCTTCGCGGCGGTACCCGAGCGCTTCGATACGCTCTGGCGGGCTTTCAACCACTGGCTATAGGCCTTCACCATCGGGATGTCATCAGACACACCAACCAGGCCTAACAGGTCCTTGGTGTGGCCTGCCGCCGCGGTCTTAGCGAAATCAGCAACAATCTCTGAAATACTGGATGGGCCATCTGATTTCGCCCCGGTCACATACGAATCCGGGTCAGACTTACCCGACGCCCGGAACGACTTGAGCTTATCGCCCGACGGGTCGGTGGTCTCCACAGCACTAGCAGAAGCAGCGTCGGTGTGGCCGAAATCAATATCGCCCAAACCGCCCATGCGGGGCACCTTAATCGGGGCGAAAAACTCCGCCGGCACATGCGCATGATCCGTGTACTGGGGATGACTAGCAGGTGCCGCACTGCCACCAAATTGGCCATTGCCGCGGCCGCCACCCATCTCCACATTTGTGCCGGACGGGAGGGTGCCGGAAGTGTGGCCGCCACCCGGGCCCCCGTTATACCAGCCGATCTGCAGTGACCCAGAGGGCCCCAGGCCAGGAAGGAACCCTAAAGCGCTGAGGCCTTCTTTCTCTGATGCTGTGGTGAACCGGCCGGCCCAAGGGTCAACACCCGCCGTGTAGCGGGCAATCGCCGACATGGCACCACTACAGTCGCCCCAGTGGACGCCACCCCACACATACGGTTTGCCTTCCAGGTCGGAAGCGAAACTGTCCAAATCGTCAATGGTGATACCACCCTCGGCGAAAGCACGCACATCCGTGGGGCCTAGACTGCCCTTCGCTACCGGGGCGAAGCCTTTGCCCTTAGCATCGACAAGGCTGTAGCCGAAGTGGTCCGCCACCGCGGCAGTAATCGCCACAGCGCGGGAGCGTCGGTAGTCATTAGCCAAAGGGATGTAGGCTTCGCCGCCGGTCTCGGGCTCTGCCCATACACGCCATTCGCCACCAGCGGCAATCTGCGGGGAATGATCTTCCCCACCAGCAGCATAACGGCGAACCGAGCCCGTGGCGTGGCGGCTAGCGCGACTGGAGAACGGGCTGCGGATAGCGCTCAGCTTATCGCTAAACCACTCCGTAACGTTCTCCCACATGTCTTTCATGCCATTCCACAGACCACTGATGATGGTTTTGCCGGCATTAATTAACCAATCTTTGGCACCCTTGAACACGTCAAGCACTAGCTGGCGGATACCCTTAACCTTTTCCACCACAGCCTTCACACCATTAGCAACCGCGGCAGAAGCGTTATTCCACATGGTCATGAACTGGTTCACCAGCCGCTTGCCAAAATCAACGATCAGGCTAACGGCGCGGGAAATAAACTGCTGAAAACTGCTGACGATCTTCGTGATGAACTGGCTAGTAGCAGCAATTAGCCGGGCTTTGAAAGAATCCCAGTTCGTCACCGCCTGCACCACAAAGTTAATGATTGCGGCTAAAACCTTCACGACGGCGCCGATGAGCTCACCGATAATAGCGATCACCGGGGCAACAGCCGTAATAATTGTGGCGAATACCTGCACCAGACCCACAATCGCCGGCATCAGAGCCCCAATGACCCCGATCAACGGAGAGATAATATCAAACGCCAACTTGGTGAACACCGGGATCAGCGGAGCCACCGCATCAAAGATCTGCTGCCACGCCGCCACCATCTGCGGAAGGAACGGCATCAACTGCCCCAAATACTGCGTCACCAAATCAGCAAGCATGCCCACCAGGTCCGAGAAAATTGGGGCCAACTGCTGAATCAGCGGGGTCAAGGCCGTAGCAGCAATTTGGATCACCGGCGCCAACGCGCCCACTACCTGGCTCAAACCCTGCGCAACCGGCACCAAGGCAGCAGTTAATAACTCACCCAACACGGGGAGAAGCGGCGCTAACGCGGCACCAATATCGCTCAGCAGCTGGCCAATCGGCCCCATCGCCGGAGCCAAAGCAGACAACCCATCCGCGAAACCCTGCACAAACATCTGAACACCCGGCGCGGCCTGCTGGATGAAATCGCTGATGGCCGGCATGATCGTAGTGCCGATAGAAGTGAGGGCCGTGGATAGGATAGGCATGAGGGCGGCCAGACCATCAGTCATGGAAGAGAAGAACGACCCTAAGGCTTGCTGCCCCTGCACGCTATTTACGAACTCGTTGACCATGGATAGCACTTGACCGAGTGGACCCAGAGAAGACTGGCCGGCGGTGGCGGCGGCCTGGAACACACCGCTGATGATGCCGCCCACGTCGGATAGGGTTTGGCCGATACCTTTCAGGGTGTTGATGCCGTTTTGCACCCACTGGTCGAACTGGCCAGTCTGGGTTGCCTGGGTAAGGAATTCACCCAGGCGGGCACCTGCCTCACCCAGGTATTGGCCTAACTGGGGCAAATATGCGGAGCTTGCTGCGCCGATATCCACAATGGCCTGGGTGAGAGGCCCAGCCGCTTGGTTTGTGCCGGCAAACGCTTGCCGGGTGTTTTCCAGCATGGTAGCCAGTCCAGTTTGGGAAGCCTCACTGGATAGTGCTGCAATGTTTGCGCGCAGCCCAGTGTTGATTTCGCTAGCGATCCCCGCCAGGCCGGTCTTCAGCACGGGGAGCTGCACGGTCGCCAGGTTCGTGACGTCCTCAGCCAAGCCGTCGAACAGATTGTCCTGCACCGCGAATTTCAGGTCCTGCCACTGGTCGCCCAAGGCCTGCATGGCCAGCACGAACTCTTGTGCTTTCGGGGACAGGTTCGCTAGAGCTTCGGCAAAGGGATCGACGCCACCAGCGGCAGAAGACGCCCCCTTCGCCAGGTTTTCCAGGGCGTCATCGAGGCGTTCCTGGGCGACCAGCACATTTTCGTTTGCCTCTAGCAGGGCGCGCTGCGCGTCGGCTTCCCCACGGGTGGCGGCCTCGACTTTTTCCTTCGCATCCTGAACCTTCTGCGAGCCCTCGATACCGGCGTCGTTCGCTGCCTGCACGTCCTTGGCTAGCTGGTTGTTTTTCTCCCGCACTTCATCGAGGTTTTTGACCGCTTTGCGGTATGCCAGGTCAGCTTCGGCGATATCCAGGCCGGAAGAATCCTTATCGGCCTGGGCGTCAATCAGGGATTGGCGGGCGCGGGCGACCGCCAGGACGGCTTCTTCTTCCCCTAGGGCCGCGTCTTCCAGTTCACCCTTGAGCTCTTTCAGGTCTTTGACGGCTTCTTTACGGGCGTCGTTGAGGGCGTCTTGGGCTTTCCGGGTGTTCTTCTGCGCGTCGGCTACCCGCCGTTCGGCGTCTTCTACCCGACGGTTGGCCTGCACTAGGCCGCGTTCGGCAGACTCCACCTGCCGCTGCAGCTGCTTCATTTTGTCCGCGGTGTCGTCGGCTGCGCCGCCGGCGGATTTCCCCATGGCAGAAAACGCTGCACCCACACCGCTGAGTCCAATCCCTAGGGTGGCCAGGCCGGCCGCGGCGGATGCGGCTATGCCAGGGAGCACACCCAGCACACCGATCACGCCGGAGGCTGCGGCTGCTACAGACGCCAGGGGGCCAATACAGCCGGCCGCGGCAACAGCAATGATACCGATGCCGGTTGCTTGGGCCCCCACCATGCCCAATGATGATGCGGCACCAGCAGCCTGCGTGGCCATGGACGCCAGGCCGGACGCGGCGCTACCCGTATCCACGTCGATTTTGGCTTTACGGTCACGGGCAGCAGCAGCGATTTTTGCTTTCGCAGCCGCGGTATCAGCATCAACCTCAACCGTGACGTGGCGGTTCTTAGCAGCCTGGTCAATGCGCTCCTTAGCAGGGGCAGTATCAGCATCAACCTCGATAGTGACCTTTTGCGGGCGGGTGAGATATTCGATACCTGACTTAGCGTCTGTGGTATCTGCCTCGGCCTGGATCGTGAGCGTCTGATCCCGGCCCAGCTGGGCGATCTTCCCCTTGGCCGCAGCAGCATCCACATCCACATCAATCTCAGCGGTAGGGAGGTTCGCCATCTCGGCGCGCAGCTGCGCCCGGAAATCACTCAAATCCGGGCGAATCTCCACACCAAATTGGGCATTAATCCGCTCCAGCTCCGCTTTCAGGCGCTTGGAGAACCCCGAAAGATTCGGTCTGATCTCAACCTTCGCAACCCCTGCGGTGTATTCAGCCATAACCAACACCCCCCCTTTTTTGTTAGTGGATTTCTGCTCGATCCCCAAGCAAACCCGTGAGCAGATCATTCATGTCGGCTTTCCGCTGCTGCTGCTCCAGGCGGTCAGCGGCGGTTATTGGTCGGGGCGGCGGCGGCAGCGACGTCTCCAGGCGAGCTGTGATAGCACACAAGGCCTGGGTGAGCTCAATCAGCTGCGTGAGCTTGGCCTGGGTGCCATCCCACTCCCGCAGCGACGGGGGCGCATGCGGGTTCTCTTTCCGATCCCGCAGCACCTGCTCCGCCAAATCATCATCATCAGCGAGAGCCGCCAAATAGTGCGACCCTGGCGGCAACTGTTCTAGGAGCTCAATAAACGTCGCCCAATGCCTGATGCCGCATAAAAAATCATCAAGGTCGATACCCAAATAGTGGTGGAGGTCCCACCTAATCTCCGGCCCGTACTTGTTGATGAGGCCGGTTACATAGGGAAAGTGACCAGCTCGTCAACGATCCCCTCACCGTAGAAATGGGCTTGGATGTCGATGAACACGCCAATGGCTACTTCCTCAGCGTCATCACCAACACTGTTCAGGGCGGCCAGGAAGCGGCGGTAGTCATCCTTGAAAAGGAGTCGCAGCACACCGGTGGCGTTGCCGGCGCGGGCCATCTCTTCGATAGCGAGCCGATCGGTGTAGACCGGCTTTTGGATTTCAATCGGTGGGGTGAACCCATACTCCTCACCAAGCACAAACGGGTCATCGGTCACAAACGTGCGGCGGCGGTGCCCGGCGCGGTTTTGCATGGCCATGCCGCGGGCGCGGAATTTTTCAAACCGGTCCCCTGCCGGATCCGTGGCCTGGGCAGCCTGGGTCTTTTTCGTGGTACTGGTTGTGGTTTTTCTTGGCATGAGTTATTTGTCTCCATTCATAGGGGCGGTGAAAAAACCGCGGTAGGCGATGGTGCTTACCGCGGTGATTGATGGGGGTATTCGGCGGGCTAGAGTAGGGAGCCCATCTTTGAATAGGGGGTGACCTGCACCCGAGGGGCGTTGGTAAGGGACGTGAGTACCTGGCCTACAGATGTGGGGGTTGCCGACCACAAGCCCAGTGCGGTGCGGATCCGCCCCGGCCACTGCCTATCCAACGCGGCAGACAATGCTACGGCTTTCGACTCGTCACCGGTTGTGTAGTAGGCCCACACCTGAAGCTCGTCAGCAACCCGCAGCAGCTTGGAATAGTCATGGCCACTGCCCAGGTCACCGGCTACCGGGGTGGCCCAGTTCGCGCGCACGTCCATGATGAGGGGGATTCCCCCAGTCAGGCTACGGCAGTGGCCGATGAAATCGGCCATCTTCGTGGTCAGCCACTCCTGGTATTCCTTGCTCTCATGCGGGGTGCCATCACCCCGGCGCGGCCAGTCGGTTGCGCCAGTATCACTCTTGTATAGGGTGAGGTCATGGGCGGAGAACGAGCCGGAATCCCAAAACAGTTCGGTGATGATGATGCCGTCAATCAGGTCCCCGTACTCGGCGGCAACCTGGGCAACGGCACCACCGAGCATGTCCCGAATAGGGCCGGGGTTGGTGAGTGCTGCGGGTGATGGCATGTCCCGGATAGTGCCGTCCCGGGAAACAGCCTTCCACTCGGGATGGTTCCCCAGCGTGGTGGTAATCATCATGTCCAGAGTGAGGAAAACATTCTCGATCCCAGCAGCCCGGAGGGCGGTGATGGTGTCCCGGATGGGGTTTTTCCCAGCGTCGATAGACACCCGCTCTGGGTGGGCCGGCCACGGGAAGAGTGTCCATTCGGGTCGGCCCACAGCCAGGTCAATGGTGTTGTACCCCTTGGCTATGGCTTTCTGGGCGATAGTCGCCCAGTCGCGGTCGGCCGCGTTCGAGGTGTCTTCCCACCCAACACCAATGGCGCGGGTTTTCACCCCTGCGCGGTCCATGAGTCGCCCGAGCAGGCCGGACTGCTGTACCTGCTCCCGCACAGTGCTGGCGGGTTTGGTTTCCAGTGCGGTGAGTCGCTTAGTGATCGGCCCAAGATCAACTGGGGGCTGGGCCTTGAGGGCGTCGGCTACCGCGGTTTTGATGGCCTGCGGGTCTACCTGCGCGGGCTGGTCTTTCAGCCTTTCCAGGCTAGTAACCCGGGTTTTCAGGCTTTCACTAGCGACAGTCGCAGCATCGGCGGTGACATGAGCCGATTCGATGCCCTGCTCGATGCGATCTAGGCGTTCCGCCGACAGGGGAGTTGCGGGGTCGTCGTTATGCCAGATGTTACGGGCATACGCCATGGTTCGGTTCCTCCTTACAGTTTTATGGGGCGGCAGTTGGTAGGAGCCCTCGACCAGGTAAGGTGTTGTTACCGGCGAGGGCTAGGAGGGGTCCTTAGTGACCTCCACCGATTTCGGGAAACCACCACCCGCCAAACCAGTGGCAGCAACCGTTGGGGCGGCGGATACCTTAGCGATCACGAAACCAGCATCCACCGTGCCGGTAACCTCAGCCTCGTTTTCACCCAAAGCACGAATCGCCGCCTGCACCGCTGCGGCGTCAGCGTTATAAGTGATGGTGGCGGTGGTTTTCCCACCAATGGTGATGGTGTACGTGCCAGACGTGGCACCCTTGACGGAGAACTTGTATTTGGCGTCGGATAGTTTGTGGGCGCCGGTGATACCCATGAGCTTTGCTAGCTCTGGGGTGAAGCCAGGGCCGCACAAGCCGAAACCATACAGGGCACCGTATTTTTCATCATCCTGCGCGCCCAGAGTAATCGGATACTTAATGACGTCCGTTTCGGAGAAAGACTGCTTACCCTTCTTCTCAATCGTCATCTTGGGAAAAACGAAATAGGGGTAGATTTCATGCCCCGGATCACCATCTTTAGCGACCAGGATGCTGGAATATTCCCGCACCCGGGCAGCCCGGCGCTTCTTAGCGAAATAGCCGGTGCCCTCATCATACTGGGCCTCCATCAAATCGTAGAATGCCTCCAGGGTTCGCAAGCGAGATTCCTGGGCGGTGACATCAACCGTGAACGTTTCTTCCGTTACGAATGTGCGGCGGCGGCCGGGGCTACCGTAACCTTCAGGGCCTTCAACTTTAGAGTCGGGGGCCAGGTCAACGCCGGCTTTTTTCTCACCCTCACCGATAGAAAACCAGCCTTCCGGCAACTCCAACAGGTTTCCGTTGCTGTCGGTGATGCGATCTGGGATTTCAATCCCATAGGGGCACATCAAAAGCAGGTAGTCCAGGGGCGCGAATAATAGGTCGCTCTGTTTGTCTTTTAGCTTGTAGAAATCCGTGGTGGTCACGGCTATCTCCTTTCCCCGCACGTTGCGGGCATTAAAAAAGCCCCCAGGAAAGCCCGGAGGCAAGGGGTTGTTATGTGTGTTTTCGGGGCCTGCGGATAGTGATCTCGTAAAGTGCGTTCACATACCGGTGGTCGGGGTTGATCCAGGGGGGCATGACTGATCCCACCCGCTCGGTGATACTCACGATACGGACCGGTACTTGCGGGTGGGTGGGGAATGCATCTAGCATCCACGCCCTCAAATAGTTGTTGATTTTTTGGGCGTCGGCGCGGGTTTCGGCTAGCACCCCAATCTCCACAAGGGGGACATCTACTTGATTGTTGAAGTCAGCAGCACCGGTGGTACGCTGCACCACAATTAGTGGGGATTGCTGGATCTGGGTTTCGTAGTCGTCGGGGACCCATGTACCCACCCACGGCTGGGGCACCATCTGCTGGGCCACACCGTCGAGGGCGTCTACGATGAGTTGTTCCACATCCGGCCACGGCGCCAGGTCATCAGGAATGGTAATGGTCATAGTCGCACCGCCTTAATTGTTTTGTGTAGCATCGCCCGGGGCGCAGCTGCTTTGCGCCCGTGGCGGGATTTGATCTTGTGCCCGAACTCCACCGGCACCCCATAGGGGGCGTCTATCGAGACCGTGGCCACCAAGCGCTTGCGGGCTTTACTCGTGTAGGGGCGGGCTACTTCTACGTCGACCGTGCCGGAGGATGCTAGCCGGCCGGTGTCCCGGGGCGCCACCGTAGCGTAGATGGCCTGCGCTAAATAGCCGGCACGGTACAGGAGCTCTTCCACCTCAGGGCCTTCCAGATACCCTTTCATGATCCGGGGTGAAAACTTCATGACTATCGCACCTCCTCACAGATCACCGCGGTCCCCACAATGATGCCCTCCCTGCGGGGATGCTCCCACAACTGCGCCTCAATGACCTTCAGTTTTCTTCCGAAACCCTCGATGACGTCACCGGTGCGAATATCCGGGGCCTGGCGTTTGATATACACCGTTGGCCAGGTAGACACCACCATTTTGCGGTCTGTATCGACCGTGGCCTGAGCCCAGGCGATTCTCGCCCCAGGGATCGTGAGAACCGGCACCGGGGCAGTCAAGTCACCAAACCTATCCCGGCTGCGGCGGAGCACTCGGATCGTGGCCATAGCATCACCATCCTTCGGCAGTAATACACCGGAATCGCTGCTTAGATAGGGCGTTCTCCAGCATCGTGCGCTCCTGGGCGGAGATGAAGAAGGCCCCCTCACTGTTACGGAACGATAGCGTAGAGGTGAACGGACCGGCAGTATCAGTGACGGACTGGGCACCATCCGAGAACTCGGCGTTTTTCTCCGCCAACAGAGCGCGCTTCACAATGGCAACCGTGACAACCCGCAGCACCGACGCCAGGAGCCCATCTGGGTTTTCTGGGATGGTCGGGTATGTGGCGCGGAGGAACACACTAGCATCCTCCAGCAGCACCTGAAGGTCGCTATCTTCTATGCTATCGGGGATGAGTCGCCTGGCGCGGGCACGCAGATCATCCGGGGATGCGTAGGCCGGCATGCTAGCTACCCAGGCCGGTGATCTTAATGACCGCCAGCGGGTCTGTTACCGCGTAGGCGAGCATGGCGCGGGTTTTCGTCCAAGTCAGGTCCCGATCTTCATCACGGTAGGTCGTGGTGGTAATGCCTTCTTCCACGCCCATCGTGCCTACTTGTTGCTCGGCGATGAGCCAGCCTTCGCCCTTAGTGGCCAGCGGGCTGGAAATAACCTCTAGGCCCTTGTTCTGCAGGAACTTGGATTCTGCCTCATCGTCGTCAAAGGCATTGGAGAATTCCAGGTGGTCATCGGGGTGGAGAGCTAGGAGATTGTACACGTAGCCCATTTGGGATTTTCGCCCCTCAGTGAAGGCCTTGTTAATGTCAGCCCGAATAGACTTGGCTGCGGTTTGATCCAGCTTCTTGGTTTTGTTAATGGTTGCCCAGCCACCGGACTCCACCTTGATGATATCCGCATCGTAAGCGGTGAGGGCTTCGCGGACAGCCTGCATACCCATGCCATCCAGATCATAAACCATAGTATTTGCGACCCGCTGGGCACGCCGCTGCATCATAGTCAGGTCATTGCGCTTTGCAGCCTCATCAGTCACGGAGAACTTACCGCCGACCTTAACGGTCTTGATGACCTTGGGGTCATCAGTAGTGACATCAACCGTGGGGTAGTTACCACCCGGGGCAATGACACCATTATGGTCGTCAGCCAGTAGGGCATTCTTCAGCGCTACCTCGTAGAGGATAGCGCCACCCTTAGCCTCACCAGTGGAGAAAATCCGGTCAGTGAACATACCAAGGGCAGTAATATCAGCGATATAGCGGGCGATACGTGTGGGCTCCTGGAGCATCATGTCCAGTGTGATAACCCCGTCGGCCACTGTCGGGGCGACGCCGGGGAAAAGGCCAGTGTTTTTAGGCATGAGAAATTCCTTGTCTTAGAGTAGGGCAATAGTGGCGGGTTTACCTGATGTGCCCTTGGTGAGCGCGATAGCGACTACAGGGCCAGCAGCAGCCTTGACGATCTTGCCGTCGGCTGCGGTGCTGAGCTTGTCGCCGGCAACAAATGTGCCTGCGGCTAGGGCGTCGAGAACATGCCCGGCGCGGTAAACAGTGACATAGCCGTCCTTGTCTACATCATGAGCTACTACACCGAATGGGTAAGCGTCAGCGGCGGCAATATCAACGACCGGGGTTCGGCCAACAATGTCGTCGGCGGGAACAACGAATGTGCCGGCGGGGATTTTCTTCTTCGCTTTCACTGTGATGGCGGCTGCTGGATCGTAGTGAACTTTAGTGATATCCATGGTATTCCTTACTGGTCGTGGTTTTTGCGGAGTGCTTTAGGCACCCATGAGCTGGGGTAGGTTACCGGGTCTTGCTGGGGTTCGTTACCTACCCCGGACCCGGATTGGATGTTTTGGCGGGGGCTATTCGACGGCGGGGCGGTATTTCCTGCACCGTAGAGTTCTTTAATCCTGGTAGCGCGGGCTTCTAGGTCTTCTTTCGTGCCAGTGCCCAGCAGCGGCACGTCCTCAGGTTTGATGCCGTGGGCCGCTGCGACTTCCAGCAGCAGGTTCGCGGTTTGGGCTTGGGCGAGTTCCTGCTGGGCTGCGGCTAGTTTCTCTTGGGCTAGCTGGAGCTCTGATTTCTGTGAGTCCTCATGCTGCTGCCATTTCTGGGCGGCGGCTTGAACCGCGTCACGTTCTTGCCGGGTTTTTTCCAGCTCCGCTAGGGCTTCTTCTAGAGTCATCTCCGGGGCTGGGGACTGCGATGGGGAGGATTCTTCCTGGGGGTTCTGCACAGCAGGGTTCGTGGTTTCTTCCTGTTTTTCGTCTTGGGTATCGGCGATATTATTCGGCATGATTGCCTCCTTGATTGCGTGAAATGTAAATAGATAAACCCCACTGCTCAGTGGGGTCGGATTTCAAATCGTGGCCTTCAACCCAGATAATGGTTTCGGGCACGAGAAAACCCGCCCCTCAAATGTGAGACCGCGGGTTTCGTTGATTAGTCGGAGTGGATTACGCTGCTGCGTAGTTAACAGGAGTCATGGTTTCCACAATCTTTCCCCACTCATCAGTTTGGAAGTGTAAGTGAACTACCTCTCCGGTGCTTTTGCGGATTAACGTCAAAGGCGTGCCTTCAGGATTCAGGAAGTGTTCATCCCCATCAAATGCCTCTACCGCAGCGATAGGGGTGAAAAAATACTCGGAGTTTTCCATACCTTCAGCGCTTGCATGTGGTGTGCCCTTTTTCACTATCTTATTTGCTTCTTCACGAAAGATACTGTATGCAGCCTGTTTACCGATCAACGTCAAACACCTCCCAATAGATTAGCTATATTCTACCAAATGGTTGGATGACATCTGGCAATCGCCAATCCACCGGGGTAGCGTCATCCAGTCTTACTAGAATAATAGGTGCTGACGCCTCAACGCCATATTGCGGTCCTTCTGGATTAATTTTCTTGCCCAATTGCGCATCAATGAATGCGACTTCATCATCAATCTTTTGCCAGAGAATCACATGTCGCTGTTTAGCATTAGCGATTTGGAATGAAAATATCCCGTACCCATCGGGCATTTCTCCAAGAATATCTTTCCATTCTTTAGCAGTGGTTTCGATTATTTTTATGGGCTCTCCGTCTGGGGTTTCCCACATCTTTAGGGCTTCAAGAATCTGGTAGCCAGAAGCACCTGCGGAATACAAGGTGGCGTATGGGTAAATATCATAGCCGCGCATCCGCATCACGGTAGCCGCGGTAGCACGCACACAGTTAGCAAAGGAATTTACACGAGATACCTGCACTGCTGCCTGCTCCATGGTTTCAGGAGCATCCAGCCGCGGGTATTCGTCCAAATCATATGGGTAAAGCGTTGATAACCGTAGTTCGGGGAATCCGTCTTTCGCTGGCAGCGTGAATGTTCCGTCACTATTTGGCTGTTCGAAAGCGCTACCAGCCAATCCCATGCCGCCGTCTTCTGACACGCTACCGGAATCCTCCACTGGTCGGGGAGCCTGGCTATGTTCTTCCCTGCCGGAGTGGGAGTCGGTCGCTATCTTCTCTGGCTGTTGGCCAGGATCGTCAGCGCTATCCTTGAAGGTTGCGAATATTTCTGGATTTTCTTTCGCCAGTTGTCGGTAGCGGCTGCTGAACCGGTCTATTGGCATCTCTAGGTCATTGTCTAGTTCCTCTTTGGTGGGATGATCGCGGGCGTCATTCCAGAGCGTTTTAAGCGCTTTGTATTCGGCTTCACCCTCCCATGGCCTTCCCTTAATCACTAGCACTGCTTTGCAGTCGCAATGATCGTGGTACGCTTTACCTTCTTCAGAAGTTAGAACGGTGGATTCCTCATACACGGGTCCGCGGGAAGCGAGCATGGCGCAGAACGCGCAGCTTTCCGCCCCGGTGAGAACCCTGGCCCATCCCAGCACTACCCCACCGCTCTTGGCCGGCCGGACATATTGGTCAACTGCTACCTTGCGGGGGTCGGAGAGCTCGTCACGCAGTCGCCTAGCATCTGATTCGTTATCAACCTTCACTACAACCTGTCGCTTAGCTGGTTTAGCCTCATTACGGTCGGCCGTATCAGCGATGGCATCCCTACCTGCGGCACGGGCATGCCGCGTTGCCCCTGCCGCTACCCGGCGCGCTACCTTGTCGACCAGGACGGGGTCGGTAGGGTCGGGCGGGAAGGGAATCATTTTGTCTGCAAGCTGCTGCTGGTAGGTGGCATCGTAGTCGGTGATACGGCCGGGGATAGGGTCCCGGGTGGGGTTCCATCCCAGGGCCCTGGCTAGCATTTTCCATGCGGCGTTAGGATAGTAGGGTTTTTGGGGCGCTGGGGTGATCTGGACGCCATGGGTGATAGCCACGGAATGAATGTGGGTGATAGCCAACTTATATGATTGGGTGCGCGCTTCCTGGATCAGGGGGATTAGCTCGGTTACAAGCTCCCACATTCCGTCGAGGCTGGTGGGCACGCCCCGGTTTTTGATGAGGTTGTAGATCGCCTCAGCCAGCCGGTCGATGATATTCCGGTCGTTTTGGTGATATGAGTACAGGTTCATGTGTCACCTGCCTCTCCGGGGGTTAGCGCGTTATCGTGTCGCCTAGTGGTGATTCCGCCGTAGCATCAAAAGCATCAAAACCTGGGGCTTTTGCCATCGTTTGCTTGATGCGTTTGATTTTTTCAGCAGTGAACCCTGGGATGTCTTCCCAAAGGATTTCTGGCGGGATGTTTAACATGGTGGCCAGTTTCCCTAGGGCATCTACTGTTTGGGCGAAGCTTCGGGCTGTCATGTCAGCCCATTTGACTTCGGACGCAAAGTCGGCGGCTTCCTGTTGGTCGCCATCAAGGTGGGCGCAGAGCCGTAGTAGCTGCTCGTAGGATTCGCCTAGGGAGGTTCGGATCTCTGAGGATTTCCTGTCCTTAGCGGATTCCATAGCCGCCAAACCGTCTGCGGAAACATTGCTGATAGCGTTAGCGCCGAGTGACTGGGCTGGCACCTGGGCGATAGCCGCCATATCGCGGATAGATGCCTGCTTCACATCCACATACTGGCGAATATCCGTTTCATCAAACTGGCCGACTTTCGCGTCGGCGTCGATGAGCCACACGTCACTGGCGCGCATGCGGATGCCCTCAGCGTCATCAGCTGGAGCCCAGCCGATGACGTAGCGCTGCTTGAAGGCGCTGTAGTATTGGGCGACCGCGGCCTCCCAGCTCGTGCGGTCAATGCGGCTTTGCAGCGCAATCAACGGTTCGATGATGCCGGCGACTTCTTCGCCTTCCAGAAGCCACCGGTCGCGGAACCTCACGACTGGGGGCACACCCGCGTGGTGGTCGCGGGCTTCGATGAGCTGGAGATTCTGGGCTGTGTTCCATGGGTGAGCCGCCCAATCCTTGATTTCCTGCGGGGTTTCGATAGCGCCGATGTAGTAGATTTTTTCCTCATCGAATAGCCTCATACGGTTGCCCTTGACCTCTAGGGCCAGAATGGGCCATTCTGATGCCACACCGGACTCACCCGGCCAAGCATATGCCTCACCATAATAGGCGGTCATATGACGGGGGGACACGCCGGTAATCAGCGGAGCTGGCGCGCCGCCTACAACCCCCTGGTCAACCACGGCATACGAGGTGCCGTATTGCAGGGCGGCGCGGGTAATGCCGGTTTGCCTAGCATCGAGGTTGTTACGCTGCCAGTGTTTCCATGCCCTGGCGCGGGCACCAGCATCAACCCCGGAGAAATAATCTTCCACTTTCATCGACTGCGCGAACGTATCCAGCACCAAAGGGAGGTACATGGTTTGCGAATCCCGAGCGAGCTGGATTTGCCGGTCGATCATGAGATTGGCGTTTTTATCCTTCAGGATGCCAAACCGGTTAATGATTTCCTGTCGATCCCACGGGCGCATCGCACTGTTGATTCGGTCAAACACTTGGCGTTCCCTGGCATACTGTGCCAATAAACCACGCGCAGCAGATAAAACCTGGCTATGGCTCATGCTCATAAAAACACCGCCCTTCCTGAATGCTTTGGCATGTGATGCGCCGCGTGCTCTAGATACAGCCTGCGCACCATGCGGGCCCCGATTAGGCATACCGCGGCATCAATCTTTTTCGCCGATGATGGGGACTCCTTTTTCACTGATATGCCATATCGGTTCTCTGCGCGCCGGCAGTTCCGCATATGGGCAGTAAGTACTGGGTGTCCATCGTGGGTAAAAGCATGCTCGATGATTTCTCTTTCTGTGAGCTCACACGCTTGGGTGAAATCGAAAAGTTTCCCGCGCATATCCCACGCAATCGGCTCCGGCTGCTTCCCACCAGGGTTCGCCCAGAGCTGCAGCCGGTCTTTATAGCGTGCCGGCCAAGTGACCTTCGTGAAGCTTTCCCACTCGCGGACGTCTGCGAAAAAGGCTTTCACATCATACCTGGCGAAGGCGTTATCCACACGCGCGTCTACCGCCTCCACATCCACTGTGCCGGCGTCGTTATGGCTGTTGCCGGGGTCCCATGACCCAATCAGAAAAACGTGGCCATCGCTAACCCGACACCCTACCAGGGCTGTGGTATCGCGGGACAGTGAGCCGTCGAAGAACATGACAATTTCCTCCCCTTCTGCCACGATGGTTTCCCGGCGAGCCATGAGCGCAATATCGTTCGGGTCTACCCAGGCGTTCGCGGCCGCGGTAGGCCAGTTCAGGTATTTACGCTTGGAATCATCCGGGGAAGCCTCTGGTGACCAAACCCGAGTGATGATGGTATCAACATCCATCCATGGGCAATCTTGATACACAAACTCCAGCCCAGCGCGAAGCGAAATGGCGTCAGCCAGATTAGTGTCTGGTGGTGCTTGGCGGATATCCATGAGGATTTGCCGGTCGTTCTTCGCCTTCCCGTTTTCCTGGAGACACCAAGCCTGGAAGGTGCTCTCGCCGACCGTGCCCAGGCCTGGTTCCCAAGCGTTCAGGGTCCCTAGCATTCGGCTTCCTGACTTGGCCAAATTGTCCGCCAGGGTGCTGTATAGCTTGGTGCCACCATTGCCTGGCGTCCAGTGTTCGAGCTCATCACCGACGATGAACGTGGCTTCGGCGCCTTCTTGGGTCATAGCTGACGAAGTAATGACCTCCAGCTTTCCTTCCGGCACGATATTGATTTGGGTTTTACCGGGGTCAATATCATAATCACGATGCAATCTAGGTGCGGCTTTCTTATTCGCCATCGCACGCACATGACGCATCGTATTATCAGTTTGCTTCTCGGACACTGCGGCTATCTGCACCCATGGCATGGCTACCGGCTTACCGATACAAGCGCCTGGCACCTGGGGGTCAAACCGATCAAGCCGAACCGGAGCCAGCAACTCCGTCAGGGCCAGGGCGGCGGCAAACGGGCTCTTACCACTCCCCTTAGCCAGCCGGCGGAAAGAGTTATAGAACAGCCACTTGCCATTCTCATCAATCGCGTAAAACCACAGGATGAACCTGGCCTGGCGTTCGGTGTAAACCCACGGCAACCCGGCGCGAATCCCGTTCGGGTGCTTCAAATATTTCGCGGCCCACGCTAGTGCCTCCCAGCCGAGTGTTAAATCAGGAACCCCCGGGGGGAGCGTGTCTAGCCGCTCCTCCGGGGGAATCATCATGCTAGATCAGCCCGATACTGTTCCATGATCGACACAGTAGCCTCCTTCGCCTCATCCGTTATCTTCGGGGTGGTGAGCTCTACACGCAGCCGGCGGCGGGCTCCTTCGGTGGTCATCAGGGCATCAGCACGGGAAAAGATTACGTCCATCATCCCAGCACGGGCACCTGTCGGAGAGCTTAATTCTTGGGTGATAAGCCAGCACACTAAGCGGGCTTCCTGCCAGTCGCTTTCCTGATAGAACTGTGCCTGACCACTTCGCTTCAGGGAGCGGAACCACTGTTTCGCATACGGGTGCCACGCCCGGTCCTCTGTGGGCGGCTTCACCACCTGCTGCCCCATGGCCACCACCACAGCGGGAGCATCAGCCTCCGGTTTATTACGCCGCCTACGCTGGTCGCTACGCTTCGGCACCGGGCCACGCACCATAACCAACCCTCCTTCACTGTTTGCTTACCGCTCGGGGACACGCCCCTCCCGCTGCAACGCAGCAGCTACTCGCACCGCGGGGGCCAGATCAACAAGGCCACCCATACGGTAAATGTCCTCCGTTGTGCGGATGAACCTTGCCCGGGAATAAATCTCTACGCAGCCGCGCCGACGCCCCGGCCCTTCTGGGAGCAGCCCGAAAACATGCAGGCCTCGCCTAGATACCGACCGCTCTACAACGGCACCGGGCACCGCCTGGATAATCTCAACCGCCCAATCGGCCACCTTGCCGCGCCGGTTGATGCAGTGGTCAAGGTCGATGCAGGCTAGGCCACCGCCCAGCATGACGCCGTGCGGACCATCCTGAACCTCAGCATGAGTGGTCCAGGTTTCCGGCTTAGTAGTTGACGCAGGGGAGCCTGTAGGCGTGACGGGGCGTTTACCATCGGCCGCCGTCCACCGATCTAGCTCACGCATCCGGGCCGGCAGCTGCTCACGCCGACGCCGACGGTAGGCCTTCTGCCTGCATGCGGACGAGCAAAACCGCGGGGAGCGTCCCCGTGTAGGGATCTCCAGCCGGGCTTTGCACGCCTCACACACCAATCTCATAATCTGTATTTTACCACAAGCGTTACGATATACCTAGTACTAGCTTGACGTATTCACCTTTTTCAACCAACAACGACTAGGGGGCGAACAAAACAAGGAAATGGTGACCCACGCCATAATACAAAGCCGCAGGTCACAGCCCCAACACGCACCGCCAACCAACACCTAAAACCAAGAAACCTATCCTGACCAGCAAAAACCCTGAAACCCGTACACAGCCGGGGGCCGTATGTGCCCCGTACCAGGGACCGGCCGGCGGCGGGGTACCCCCCACCCCACGTGGCATAGGTCACCTCATTTCAGGCCGGGGTGGCGGGTAGCAAACCTGTCATACAGCCGGCGCCGGGCTACCCGACGCTGAACACCGCGCACCGATTCGCGCCGGGACTTTTTCGCATGGCATAACGGGCATAACCACTGGAGGTTATCGAGCGCGTCGGTGCCGCCCTCAGCGACCGGGACGACGTGGTCCAACTCTAGACTGTCTCGCCCTATCACTGGTTCGGCACCACACTGGGCGCACCAGTAAGAAAGACGCTGTTTCGCTAATCGGTGTAGGCGTTTCCACTCAGCCGCGGTTGTGCGCGATACGCCATTACGCCACGCCATCAGCAGCACCGCCTTGCGGCGGGCGGACGATAGCAGCAATCGCCCATGACAGTGCTTGCTCTAGGTGCGTGATAGCTAGCTCACGCTCACGACAGTCCGGTGCGATCGCCGCCACACGATGCGCCGCCGCCTGCATACTAGCGCGAACCTTAATGCAGTCTTCGCACTGGTCGTCGGTGCCTTCGTGATACCGGAAGCGACGATCAATCTCCTGCTGGATACTCTTCGCTTGTGATCCCATGATCCCCTCCTCCCCAACCCTAGGCATGACTAAACCCCTAGGTGTTTACCCAGGGGTTCCGAACGCCAGTTTACACCACTGCGTGTCCCACACCAAAGGATACTGAACCGCGCATCGCCCCGGCACGCGCCAGCACATCACCGAGCCGTACCAGCGTGCCGCCATCATCGTCCTTTGTGGTGGCCACTTTCCCCGACTGCGCCCACCGATAGACAGTCGTGCGCGACACCGGCGCTCCAGTCTGCTTAGCCCACGACGCCGCCACTTGGCACGTCGCCCACTCCGGCGGGGTTGGTTCCTCTCCCCCGCTGTCGGGCTCCACCACAGACGCCACCATGCGCGCCTGGGCAATCACTTCTTCCGCCATCATCTCACCCCACGGCGCGCCATCTGCCACATCCAGATACCGCTGCAACCACGCAGCAGTAGCCGTAATCCCCTCAGGCACCGGGCCTACAACACCATCACCACACGCCAACACCTCCGACGCCCAGAACCCCAACAGGCATTCTGTCTGAACCAACAGATCCAGCACCGTGAGGTTTACCGGAGGCTTTGAGCAACACACCGCGCGCCCCAGAGTATCAGTGGTGCCACTCCCGCGGTGAAAGGTAAGAAGTTCTTCTAGCCCGTCACCATCCTTCTCTAATGAGTACAGGGACCTTCCTAACTCATGAAGCAGATAATCATCCACCCTAATTTCCTCTCTTTTAAATAGGTCATCCCGCAATAGGTTTGTAGTCTACTCACCGCCCCTGCCACCTCACGGCTCTACCCGACCCGCCCCGACCCGGCAAACCCAGATCCGTCACCCTATCTTCCTGGTCTTGATCTAGGTCTGGACCAGATTCGGACCAGGTTTTACCATTTCGTTATAAATTAGGGTAAAAGAAAACCCGGGCTAGACCCGGGCCCTTCTAGGTGCACATATGCACCGCTATTGGCAAAATTTGGTAAATCTTCCTATCCTAAAAGCAGCTCATCCACCATGCGTGGAAGGAGTATCCGAGGCCGTTTGCTTACAAGCGGCCTCTGCTTTATCCTTATCGCGGCTAACAAGAAAACATCTAACAACAGTCGCGGCACACTTCCACCCGTGGCTATCGCATGGCTAAACACCAACCCACCTGACCGCACGCACGCCGACTACCCGCCCCAGCCCTGCTGAAGCGGGTAACCAATGCCTCCTGCACCACCTACCTTTCTTGAACGCTCAAGCCATCAGCTTCTTACTTCCGCTTCCCGCGCTTACGCCACCGCCGCCCACGACGCCGCAACTTACCTGGCTGACTGTCATGATTCCCACTCGGCATGCCCAGCGCGTTACCATTCCGCCTCCGCTCTTCCAAAGGCGGCCCCGGAGGGTTCTTCTCTCCCATTGTTACCGCTTCCGCGGCAGTCGGCGACGCGCCCATATCATTACTGTCTTCGGGGTCATCCGCGAAATCCATCATCCCCGACGGCACCCACCCCGCCGGGGGTTCCTCCCCGGAAACCCAATCAGGCGCCGCCTCTAGCGGATCATCAAACCCCTGTACGGGACCAGCGACCGCACTGGGCGCTTGCGGCACCGCATCATAACGCCTAGCGGCCTTAGGCTCATCCGCCTGAGCAGCCTTGCTTTGCTGTGGGGATTGCCGTTTAGCGCGCCGGGATCGCTCTTGCTCTTGCCTCTGCTGTGCCTGCTTCTTACGCTCGTCCTTAGAAACCACATGAATGCCGTGGTCTTTTGCGTACCGTGACTCATTAATGAAAGCAATGCTGTGTTTATTGTAATGTACTTCCTCAGGCGTGGGCGGGTCCCGAAGCTCCTTAACCTCACCCGCGCCACGAGCACTATTACACGAATAACAAGCAACCACTAGTGTTTCCGGCGTCGAATCCCGGTGACCGTTAAGCGAATCATAAGTACCCCGCCGACCGCTCCTCCGGTCACGCCAATCCACACTTCCCCCACACCACCGGCACTGATCCCCATCACGAATCCTCACCTTCATCAGCAAATCAACATTGTGCTTATCCCGATTGCGACGCCGGTCCAACTCAACTTCTTCCCTCGATCGCATGTGGAAAAGCTCCCGATCATCAACCAGCCGAAGCGCCGGATACCCCTCAGGGCCTTCCTCCTGGAAAAGCAACCCTGCACCGCACAACATCTCCAGCATGATGTCTTCCCTCCCCGGCGCGACCTGATAGAGCGACCCGTACCCAATCCAGTAGTCTGTCATGTGCGCTGCCGCGATGATTGCAAGTTGCGCTAGCGCACCGACGGCTTCGTTCTTCAGCTGGTGATTCCCCTTACATACTTCCAGCAGGCGAATCATGAGCGGGTGGGTAATAAGGGTGTCTCCCATACGGAGCCAAGGCATAATTTTCACCTTTCTTTTTAAATCTCAAAAATATAAACGCGCGCAACACAAACCATCACGCGCGTTCCTGTTGTGCTGCGCCTAGGCAGCGGGTTTACGGGCACTCACCCGACGACGCCGAGTGCGACGCACGGGTTGCGCTTTCCTAGCGGCACGAGCCGCCCTTGAGTGTCCCTGATAGCAACGGTTACATAACCCTTCTCCCATGTGGTGTTGTTTATATTGATACGGTGTATGACAGCACCTCTTCCGCGCATGGGCTGCTACTAGGGCTTGCGGGTCCATAGGCCCACCACACCACCTACAGCACAGCTGATAGGGATCGCTACTAGTTAGCGGTTGGGGGCGATCCGAATACCGGCCGGCAACCACACCGGCAACTCGTACCCCACGCCACTCACAGTCCGATAGCATCCGCTCACAAGCCTCAAGCAACGGACACTGCGCACATAAGAGTTTGGCCTGCTGGTGGCGCTTCCGCATACGCGCCACCGGCTCACCCGCCGCAGCCGGATCCCACAGACTCGGCGCATGCGGGTTCGCCTGCATATCACGCTGCTGACAGATACCCAGCTCGGCATCACCACCACACGGCAACATCCCACCAGTCATACTCATACCGCACCACCCGTGGGATTCGAGCGCGCTAACCGCACCCGCGCTTTCTGGGGCTTCGCCCCATCAATCACCGTGTCGTACTCAAAACCATCACCATCACGCACCACGCCCGCCGACCCCATATCAGCTTCCGCCCCAACGTTAGACCCCTCCGGGGCCGCGCCGGGAAGCCCCGGAAGGGGCTCCTGCACGCCGCGGTCAGCAGGCACAAAGGAATACGACTCGAACATGCCCTTCAGCACAACGTATACCCTGGCGCGGTGGCGTTGGGTTGCGAGCGGCACCGGGGTGATATCTGTATCAAACTGCCGCGCTGCAGCACCCAGCGCGGCAGCCTGGGCGGCAGTGAACATGATCGGCTCACCCACCTCCCCGACGCGGTCGTTTGAGCAAACCTTAGCCTCGGCACGCACCCGGTCGAACAGCTGCGCCGTGTCCGTGGTGAAAGCCGAATCAGCCCGCGCCGCGGTCACCTCTGTCAGGTCACCACAGGTGCCGGAAAGGTCCTGAAGTTGGACTTCCTCATCACGGATGAAGATAGCAGCCCTTGCGTCGTCTTCTTCCTTATCCGGCTTCAATTTCAGAAACAGCTTGGCGCTAGCCGTGGTGATTTCCACCACCCGGTGAGCCTCTTGCACATCATCAAAATAGGCACTCACATAGGCCTGAACCACATGCTGGGGGTTCGCAGCAACCACCAGCAGGCTCCCTGCGTAGGTGATAAGACGCACCACATCATAGATTTCCGGCTTCCGCTCTGTCACCCCGACCACTGCGCGGATAGCACGCTGCAACTCCCTAATATCAACAATGATCTTCGACCGTGCTGGCAGCTTCTCAGGCATGATCGCTCCCCGTTCCGGCATCGGAACCAGCAGCCACAGCGCTAGCCCCGGTGATCTCCCGCAGCTTCGCGGTCACCGCACCCATCCGGGTAATCAACTCAGTCAATGCTGGTGCCGAAGTCGCTGCGGCACCGGACCCCGCCACCAAATCCGCCACTTCCAGAACTTTCTCCCGAGCATTTTCTGCAAGCCCACTCAGCTCATCCCAATCACGAGAATGCACCGCATCAGCCAACTGCTGCTCCAGCTGGCGATTTTCGATGCGCAAGGACTCCCGATCACGCTTTACTCGATCCAACTCAGTATGCAGCTTATTGATCCGGTCCGTGGCATCCACCGCCTTATGCAGCGCATCCAACGATGCCGAACGATCCATCAGCTTTTTAATTACTTCCTGCTGCCACGCCATAGTGCGCTCCATACCGCTCCAGGCGCCGTTGAGGCTCTGTAGTAACTCCTGATCTAATCTTGGCGCAGCCATACCGTTACGCCCTCCTTTCGAACCAACGCGGCCTCCCGGATAGCATCAAGGAAAGGCTGATCCAATGCCTGAATCTCCGGTGTGAGCTCCTCAAAAGGCACCAACGCAGGATGGTCCGGCCGGGCAGCAGACGCCCAAGCCGCCCACGCATCATGTACATCCTCCAGCTGCGTATCGACGCCCTTCGCACGCATCAGCAGCGCATACGTGTAGAACAGTGGCAGCTGCTCCTTGGTGATTTCGTCGTCGATCTCCTCAGGAAGACAAGACACAACCAGTGCCGCATCCGCCTCAAGATAGTTAAGATTCGTCATTATGCAGCCTCCAGTGCCAACCGGCGGGGCGGCCGAGTAGCGGTCCGCACTAACGCCATATATCGTTCCTGCTGGGCCGCAACCAGTTTCATGTGGGCGTACGCCACCGCATCACCCCAGCTACGGAACGAGGCGATGAGCTCCCCGCCCCACAAAACTTCCCACAAATCCGGGTACGACTGGCCGGTGAAAGCACCGAAAACGCCGATTCGCTCCACACCCGGCCGCAGCCAGATCCGCAGCTTCAATTGCAGCTGGCTCATGATTGTTTTCCCTTTATCAATCTCGGTCATCATTTCCTTCTTTCATTTCAATTGCGCCACAGCGATAGTTGTTAGTCACCACCGCGGAGCACATGCTTACCAATCACGGTGATCGCACCGTCCTCGTCGATGTAGCCCATGCTCAGCATCGCCCGACGCCCAGCAGCGGTCATTTTCTTCCCCGCAGCGTGACGGCGTAACGACTTATACGCCAGGTGGGCCTCGTAGGTGGTAGACTGCCCGATACGTTTCCAGGACATTTCTTTTCCTTTCTCTGGTCTTGGGAATGTGTTTTATGCAGTCCCCCGCCTTCCCCAGCGGGGGACCAAAATTATCAATAGGGGTTTGTGGAGCCGGCGGCTACGTGAACAAGCGAGTCAGCGTGGCGAACTTTTCAGCCGGAATCGCTTCAAAGAAGATGTCACCGTCGAAGATGCACGCATCCCAACCCTCACGGACGACACGGAAACCATCAACATGCATGGTGATAAGCCCGGTATCCTCCAGGACGAACAACTGGCGCATCTCCTCGAACCGCTCCTCCGGCACCCGGAACAGCTCACGCTCACCGCGGGTGAAGACCACCCCATCATCGACGCGCTCAGCGACGGTCCAATCAAAAAGCTTTCCCAGGTACACGCGCGTGGTGCTATCCTCCACGTCACCGATTTCAGGGCAGTCACCTACCCGCTCAGCCGGCGGCTCACCCTGTTCAGCAAGCAATGCCGCTTCTTCCTCAGCCGCTGCCGCAGCCAAAGATGCCTCATGCTCAGCTTTCCATTCTGGCGTGTCCATGTCGGCGGCAACCTCTTTAATAAGATCCCGCATGAGGTTGCCCATTAACTGTGGTTTATCCTCATTATCAGGCTGCTGATCTGCATCATCCACTGTCTGCGCCCCACGTAGCCGAATCTGAATCCCCTCATCCGTGGCCACCAAATCAATTGTGCAATCCTGATCGGTGTCCGCGTGCAGGTGCAAATGGAACTGGATAGGGGCGCCATCGCTCACTGGGATGCTCATATCAACCACACCAGCCCCCAAATCCGCACTACTCATCATTGTTATTCCTTTCTCTTGAAGAGGTTTACGCACCACACCTCGTGGTGCTTGGTGCCCATGGCGGGGGTCGAACCCGCAGCATCCATATGAAGCCCGGAAGGATGCGGCCATTTCATGGGCCTGGTGCCGGATAACCCGCCGGCAGCGGGGCTGAGATAGCCTGTCTAAATGCGATAGGTGTTGCGCTCCACCAGCTCCTCCACCTCCGCACGGATATACAAAATCTTTTGCCTTGAAAGTCGGATCCGAGACAGTCGCCCCTCCCTGGCATAGCGCTGCAACGTGCGGGTTGAAATCCGCAGATACTCCGCGGCTTCCCGGGTTGACATATAACGCGACGCCATTAGGAGACTTCCTGATCCTGCTTTACGACGGCACCATGCCCCTCACTGTGGTACTCCTTAAGCGACCCCACCAACAGCTCAATAGCAATAATTAAGCCGGAAATGTACTCATTTGGAACACCAGCCGTAACACACTTCCAAGGCCCCAGTAGCCCATGAAAATAGTGCACCAACTGGCCATAAACCCGGATACGATCAACAAGTGGTCGTTGCTGGCAAAAATAAGCAATTCGACGCACAGTATCAACGCTCAACTCAACAACAGACCAACCCAAGCGGTTACTGTTCAGTTTGACACCGCGACCGGAAGTCATCCCATCCTTGGTGAGCGATAGCGCAGTCGCGTACTCAAAATCCATATCGACCACAGCACCATCACGAAGTAAAGTGTTCTCGGTTTTCGTGGCATACTCCAGAATCGTGTCGATCAAACGAGCAAAACCCTCTTCTTCATCAAGCCAATCCGCTGGAACAGTCTTGCCTTCAGGCTTGGGATAATGCCAATCATGAGAATGCTTAGCAGCATCCGCCAGATACCGCTCAGCAATCGCAACCGCCACGGAATCATTAACCTCTGTCATTTCTTCTACTTCCACTTACTTTCTCTCGGGGGTTATCCTTCCCCTAGGGCCGCTCACCCTGGGAAGGAGGTGACTACATGTACATGCAAATCAAATACGCGGGGTCGTTTTTCTCTTTTAAAGTTGACGAGGGGAACAAAGAAGCTATTGAAGGACTGCTTCAAGGAGCGTTCCCAGGGATCGTGACTTTCAAGACTCCGAATGGAACCACTGTCTCGCTCAATTTCAGTGAAAATATTCCATTCTTCTTCGAAATTTCCGATACCCCACGTAACGATTGGCCAATCTAGGATCCGTGAGGGACAGTAAAGCCTGTCCCTCACGCGGTAAACCACGTATTAATCACCAATCCCGGCCGGTTATTGACCACCGTCGCCAAGAACTTCGCGTCAGCGGTACTCAGCCACAGGCGTTGTTCCCCGGTCTGCGGGCGGATCATCACACCTGTCGTGGTGATCTGCACCTCTACACGAGGGTTGGACACCTCCACCAGCACATCACCCAACGCATCTTCAGAAGCGTCCTGGCCCTCAGCAGAATCCTCAGACGCCTTACCGCCCTTAGCCGTCAAGACACCAGCAAGGTAACGGTAAGCCCCGCAAACCGCCCGAACATTAGCCAACTGCCGTTCATCCAAATCCTTTTCCGACAATTGCAGTCCCGCCAAGGTCTCTTTCACCAATGCGTCAAGCCCCTGATCCTCAGGATCTTTCGCACTCTTGTTCTTCACAAAGTCACGTGCGCAAGCTCCCCGAAAAGCATCCGCCTCGTCAGCGGTGAAACCCGCCGGGGACACACCCGCAAGAACGTACACAGCCCCCTCCAAATCAATATCTGCACCCATCACAATCAACTCCTTTTCTTGCTTTACGACGCCCCGGCGCGAATCACGCAGCAGATCGCTTACTTGGCCGGCGGCGTTGAGGTCGGATTTTTTCTGTTGAAACGTAAAATGCATCGGCGAATTCAACCGGATAGGTTGTCAATACAGATCCGATAAATCGTGGTCCTGCTTCGGCTTGCCCTCTGGCATATCGGCTAATAGTCGATACGGTTGTCTGCAGTTCATCCGCTAGGCCGGATAAGCTGCCCGCTTGCGTTATTCGATGCTCAAGCCAATCTTGTCGCACTCGAACCGTGTTTACGGTAGGCATTTCGCCTCCTTTGTTTTTAAACAATCTTGATTTGTGCTTACGCAAGCAAGAATAGACCAATTTTTGTTCTAGCGCAAGGCCAATTTGGATTGGCCCAATAACTTGCCTTTTTGTGCTTACGCAATTACGATCTGACACATGAAGCAAACTCGCTGGTGGAAATACGTAACGGAAACAATCCAAGGTCGCACTTTCAAAGAAGCTGCCAAAATCGCAGGATTCGATCAATCAGCTTTCACCCGATGGAAAGATGGTGCAGCCGCAAAACCTGAATTCGTTGTAAAATTTGCTCGCGCCTATAACCGCAATATCTTAGAAGCCCTAGTGGAGGCAGAATTTATCACAGAACAAGAAGCGGGATTGCAAAAAGTAAACGTTCCAGACATCCGATCCGCACTACGACTCGCACCTGAAGAATGGTTAGCTGACGAAGTACTCAAACGAATGCGTGCAGGTGCAAAAACTGACGAGTTCGCGCCCCCTCTTGACGAACTGGTTGAACGCCAACAACATAAAGCTAATAAACTAAACTCCGATCCTAAACCGGATGATCCTTGGGCTGCAGCGGCCGCAGTCAGTGGCAAGGACTCATGGCGCGGTGATGAAATGGTTGCCGACGACTCGGAGGAAGAAGGCTTCCTAGGTGACGATAATTACAGCGATGGTCCATAATTTTTGTGCTACAACCAGCGGGTTTCCCAATTCGGGACTAGCCTAGATGGCATGGGAATTCTTAGTGTCGGCGGCCCACAGAATATGCTTTCACTCTCCGATAAAAGGCTTGCGCTTGTTTACGCCGCAGCTTTGGAGGTTTTTAAGCGAACCGGCCGCATTACTATCTGCTCTTGGTACGGCGATGAAGAACAATACGCTGCGGTGAGCGCATCCGCTCTCTTTCCTAAATCAATTCCTTTTCCTGGAAGAGCCTACAAGATCAAAGAAGTTGATGATGGCCAATACGTCTTGGTGCTCATTCCTGCTTACAGCACAGAACCGGCACCGGTACCCAAGCCTAAAGCCGTCAAGAAAGTCGCCGATCTCGTCGAAAAGCATGATTGCTGGCTCATACTAGACAAAAGCGACCAAATCATCAGCACCCCCAAGGTCATCGACGAAATCAAGGCCACTGCTAAGTGCATTGATGGAGTAGCCTATCTCAAGGAACTAAACGCCCAAGAAGAAGCTTAAAGTCCTTACCTACAAACAAACCCCGGCGCGCTCAGGTGACCGGGGTTGATGTATTTGATAATTATGTGCATGGCCTGTAATCGAATCTTTATCTAAAACCTATATACGAATAAGTCTTTAGCGGGTAGTGTTTTCCTTAAATAATATTCATAAGAACATGAGGGAACGACCATGGCCGGTATTTATGATGCCCGATCCACTAGAGAATGGTGCAATCAAGAAGCCGTAGGTGAGCTTTTTTGCCAGACGGTGCTTAACGATAGCGGAAGAGGTTGCAGTCATGATAACCATGCTTGATTTGGAACAATTAGCCGAAGAGATGGGCGTTATGATAGTTACCCATACCGGTGGTAAGAAGGGTGGTTGGAATCCGACAACCCGCACCGTCAGCCTTCGGGAGGGCATGCACGAAGTGCAAACATTGTGCACGCTAGCACACGAGCTAGGGCATGCCCACTATAGACACCAGCTTGGCGCAACAGGATTGGCGCGCGAACAACAGGAACGCGAAGCAAACGAATGGGCCGCAATCTTACTCATAGATGAGAATGATTACATGGCGGCCGAAATCAACTGTGACAGTATAAGCTCGATCGCTCACGAGCTGGGCGTGACTATTCTCATGGTAGGGATTTGGAGACAGCTCTACGCCAAAGGGAAGATACCGCAGTACTGCATCCAGGACTAATGATTCCTCAATTGCTACGAAACCCCGTAACCGAATCTTTACCTAAAACCTATATGCGGATAACAGTTTAACGGGTAACCTTTTTCTTAAAGGAAGCTCATAAAAACATGAGGAGACAATCATGCCCAGCATCTATGATGCCCGATCCACCAGGGAATGGTGCGATCAGGAAACCGTAGGTGAGTCCTTTTATCGAACAGCGCTTAACGATATCAGAAAACTTGTTCCACTGAATGAGCATAAAGTTCGCCGATTTGACGCAACGCTCGTGTTGGAAATGGACAATCCACATTCCGAAGCTGGTCATGCAATATCTGTCAGGTGGCAAGACCGGGTTATTGCTTATATACCCGATTTGGAGACTGATGATTATTTTCCCGAACTGGCACGCCTTGCCGCTAGCGGGTTCGATGCCGGAGTGAGGGGTACTTTGTGGACGAATGAGACACAGCCCAATTTCAATCCCAACGAGGTTCACATGTCAGTGCATGTTGGGCCGCAACCACCCGGCATGATCGTGCCTATTAACAATCCGCCTTCACGAAAATGGGCAGTCATCCCCCGGGGACAAGCTAGCCAGGTCACTAAGGAAAAAGACCACCTCGATGTGCTGCAACCATATACGGGGCTAGGCCATAAGAAAACCTACATTCTTGTAACGCTGCACAAGGTGCTTCTTGGTACGCGCACCCGCTGGGCCGGGGTCGAGGTTCGACTAGACGGCAAGCGAATCGGAGAGTTAAGTAAGGCGACTGGGGCAAAATTCCTCCCCATCATTGAGCACTACGATTCTCTCGGGCTTGTTACCGTATGCCATGCCTATCTCAGGGAAACTGCCACCTCTGCTGAAGTTGCCCTCAAAGCTGCGACCTTTGAAGAGATAACAGATGCAGATCTATATAATCCCGTTGTATGCCCGATTCCGCAGCTGGTGCCTTATGCTTTTGACCCTTACACCTATAATGTTCCCGGACGGTACCGGCCGGAACTCGAAGATGACGCATATAGTGATTGGGAATATGAAGAGCCCCATTACTTCAATCCGCCGCGACTGGGATACTACAATGCAGAGCTAGTAGGTCCCAACAATTCCGTGGGTAGGGCACCATTGCGGGGATATTTGCAAACCAGTATAGGCCTAAGCGGTAACAAGAGCTACGCTATCTACCTTCTTTGTCTTTTCTTTGGTGGCTACATCGGGTTGCACCACTACTATGTAGGGAAAATCGGCAAAGGGGTTCTATATACATGCACAATGGGGTTGTTCATGATCGGCTGGATCGCAGATATTCTTAACCCCCGGCGCGGTTTTTATAGCTAGATTGTTATAGGCCAAGTCCCCTATCCTCATCACGAGGGTGGGGGTTGTTTTTTATATTACCCCCACTTGACACGTAACGTTCTAGAACTGTATAATGGGTAGTGTTCCACCAAGGAACAGGGAGAACTCAATAGTGGAGGGAGGTGATGACATGTCACCCTGGCGCTCCCCCGGTCCGTGGGAAGCAGCTGGTATTATTCTCGGCCTTCTGGCCTGGTTTTTCCCGAGAGGCGGTAAGCCTGGGAAACACCGGAAAGGCGTGAAGCGATACCGGCGCGGAAAGCGGAAGAAGTAGCCTCCCCGCCCCATGTCATAGATGGGGCGGGGGGCACCCCTCCACACTACCCTTTTCGTAAAGGAGGCGAAATGAAAACATCAATCCGGTGGGGCATTTCGGTTGCCGTTGCGGTATTCCTCTACACCCGACCGAACCCACTATGGCTGCTGATCTACACGATTGGCATCATCACCCTGCTAGCAAGGGAGTTCAACCGATGACGGTAATCCCTATTATCACCGACCAAGCCACAGGGCGGGTGCTATGGCGAGTCATCGACTGCGCCACCTACTGCGGTATCGGCCCACGCACCTGGGCGAACTACCATGCAGGCGGTCGAACGCCCCAACCCGTAGCGCACCTCGATGGCCGCACACCCCTATGGGACGCAGAGGAGGTGAAAGCCTGGCACGCTAACCGCCCCGGCTCGCCAATCAAAGCAACATAATAGGGCAACAACCCCCGGGCTTCCGGGGGTTTATTTTGATCCTTACTTGGGTTGTTTTTCACGAAACCCCACTAAAAAAGCGTGACCTGCGGTTTTATTTTTGAAGGTCTGAAAATTTGACCAAACCTCAAAATAAAAAACCAGGGCCTTCCCCATGTGGGTGAAAGTAACATCGTTGGTAATAATATAACTATCTGGCTATATTATTACCAATAGTTTTACATTTATGAACCCATGAGCGAGTCACTCACCCGCTGCAATGCCTCCTGGCGCCTGGCATTGGAGGTGCGCATATAGATCTCAGTGATGGTCTTTAGGTCTACCTGGCCTAGTAGCTCGCCAATCGCGGGGATTGTCATGCCCTGCTCCACCAGTGTGGTGATAAGCCACACACGACCATAGTGCGGGCTGATACGCTCGGTGATCCCGGCGCGGGTTTTAGCACGGTGGAGGACGGACCTGTAGGAGGTGTCTAGGATGATTTTGCCGGAGCCGGTGGTGCAGATGAAGGCGTCTGGGCTGTCGCCGATGGTGGCCAGGTGGTCGATGATGTCTTGGTGGAATTTTTTAAAGACGGGGATGGTGCGGTGGCTGGCGCTGGTTTTGGGGGTGTCCTGGTATTTCATGCCGTCTGAGGTGCGGTAGGCGTTTCCCCTGATATGGATGAGGATGGTGTCACCTGTAATGGTGATGTCTTTACGCCTGAGGCCTAGCACCTCTCCTATGCGCATGCCATGGAAGAACGTGAGGATACCTATTATCTTATGGGTCGGGTTTAAATTGTCCACAATTTTCTGCATGGTGGCGGCTTCGGGCAGTTCCTTGCGTGCTGGCTTGGGCTTGTGGCGGGCCTCTTTCACGTCCACTGGATTAGTAGGGATCAGATCCCGGTCTACCGCTGCCTGTATCGCAGTGCGAAGGCGCACATATGCCGCACGGTTATAGGGCTGGTATCCGAATTGTATGGTGAGCGCGTCCCACCAGTCGATTACATCACGGCGGGTAAGTCTTACCAGGGGGATGGTGCGGAGCCGACCGGCTTTGCCTGTGATAGTGAGAATACGGCGGTCGAGGGTGGTGCGGTAATTCACCATAGTGGAGGGCTTTAGGCGTTTTTCTTGGAGGTCTAGCCACTGGCGTAGCCAATCGCCGACGGTTCGGGCATCGTCTTCTTTCGTCCGGTACCGGAGGTGCGGGGGTTGCCATTCGTCGAATTCAATGAGTTTTTGTTCTTGACGCAGCCAGGCACCAGCATCGTCTTTGGTGAAGAATGGGTGGGGGCCGGAGTATTTTTTGCCATCAGGTCCGGTGTAGCGGGCGCGGTATTTGCCGGATGATAGCCGTGATATTGTGCCGAAGAGGCGTTTTTTAGGGGCGGGCATGAGGGGTTGTTTCCTGCGATTATTTGTGGTCTATGGGCGGTCTTGCGGTCTACATGTGGTCTGCATGCTTACACTCATGTCCCACTGTGTCGTTTGTTGTCGCTTATTATTTTACGCAGGTCATAGGGCAAAAAAGAAGGACCCCCACGTCATGGTGTACGTGGGGGTCCTGTTAAACGTGGAGCTAACGGG